ACCTTCAGGGGATATCGCTCTGTGTCAGATAGGCTCGTATTGAGCATGAACTGGAGGGCGAAGCCTGACTTGCCATATTCGGCCTGACGTGCAGCCAGATCGAGATCGGTGAAGCGTTGTGGGTCTGTCGTAGACCCTGCTTCCTTCTTCTCAGCCAGCTTACGGACGTAAGGGGCCAGACTGTCTCCATACTTCTCCATCTCTAGAGGAGTAGGGACCATGGCAGGCCAGATTCGAATCTCGAATGTGTCTGGCAGCTTGTTGTAGATAGAGTCCTCTGTCTGTGGCGTACCCAAATATATGGTACGGGCCGTAGGCAGGGGCTTCAGGATAGCGGAGAACTCTTTGATACGTTCAAGAAGCTTCTCACGCATGTCAGCGGTCGCTGCGTTGTTCAGCACCTCCACGTCGTCTGCGATGATCTCGTCAGCACGGGAGCCTGTGAGCTGACCCGTGATACCCACCGACTTGACGGAGGGAGACTGATCGGCTGTGGCAGGGCCAACGTCGAACTCGATGCGGGAGTTACGCTGTTCAGGACGTGGCCTCAGGTGAGCCAGTAATGGCATTTCCTGAATGAGGCGCATCGTGAACGTCGTGAACGCATCTGCACGGCTCTTAGAAGCGGAGACCACAAGAAACTTTAGCTGTGGGTTTTGGTTGAGTCGCCAGAGGACGTAGGCTGAGGTGATGAAGGATTTGCCGACTCCTCGAAAAGCTTCAATACAAATCTTATTTGGTCCAGATTGCAGGAACCTAGCGATATCATATTGAAGGGGAGTAGGATCAGGAAGATCGATATATTGCCAAACGACGTATAGAAAAGCTCTAAAGTCTGTTTTGAGGCGTTCTTCATCGTACATTAATGCCTTGCTTCCGTGTACTCGATGTCATCGTCATCGAATACGGGTAGGGCCATTGCCAGACCAGATAGGGTCTTACTCTCTGCGATGTCAGCTTCGATGTTATTGTTCTGGAGGAATTTGATGGCTGCGTTGAGTTCAGCCGGGGTGGCCTCGCCGCTGCGGACCCTCTGAAGAAGGTCTTTAGCGACGGCCTCATGCAACATACCGAGGACTTCTGTATCTGCTTTTATCATTTACCTAGAATCCAATGGATTAGTTGACTGGATACTGCACCAATAACCGCAGCGACACCCAAAAGCACCCGCATACCGCCTTTGGCTTCATCCCAGTTCTTCTTCATGTCTTTAAGGTCAGACCTAATCTCTGAGACGATATCTTTGAGCTGTTGTACTTCAGCTTCCAAGCGTCCAAACTCTCTTGGGTCAAGATCGCTCATTACGAACACCACGCTTTTCTGCGAGCGTTGTTCGCTTTGACTTCATCGATAGTAAGTTGAGTGTCTTTAGAAGACCACGATACGGCTCGCCATTGTGAGCAAGCCTCAGTCCCGTTTGTACCCGTCGTTTGACAGGCGGCAAGCAGGATCGGCAGCGCAACGACGAGCAGCATCATCCGCATGGGATGCCGCATTGTTTTTCTCCAATGTGATTGAATATGAGGAGGCTACGCAAACGGCTTTACCGTCAGAGCGACCAATGATGTAGGTAGAGCCGAGCAGGGTGAACAATGCCACCACTGCTGCAAGAATAAACGTAGGGTTCAATCCTATACCGAATGGTATGAATCGAGTTGCAAGAGAAAGAAGCCAGCTCATGCTGACTCCTCCTTTGCCTTCGTCAGGGACGAGTACATCGTAACTAATACGCCAATGACGATTAGACCCACAAATAGCCCCTTAATAGTGCTACTGGTATCACTTATAGGAGCAAGCTGTTCGGCAGCAGTGCTGGCAACAGTAGCAACACTTGTGATCGCAAACCCGACCTTCTGTTGAACTGGCACCTTTCCCTGAGGAGTTTCAGGTTCCACATACTGACTGGATACGGGCTGCCCCTTTACCCACAGACCACCCTCAGCGTTGCGCCGATTGGTGAGGCCTGTGACGGCCTTGCCCTGAACCTTGTTCCACTTGAGCAGTTCGTTGGGAACACACTCGTAGTCACCAGCGTTCAGCTTCTTGAGGAGTGTGGACTTCTCCAATGCACCTGATCCCACGTTGAACGAGAAGGATACGAGTGCAGCAAATTGATTATCGTTGAGAGGAACTTTGACAAGACGTTCAACAGCCTGTTCGAATGTAGCGATATCCTCACGGAGGAAGAGATCGGCCTGCTGGTTTGAGATTTCCATGTTGGGCTTTGCATGGCGAGTATTGCCATACCCAATGGTCCAAACACCGCCAACGTCTTTATATGATTTGAGACGGAGGCCTTCGTACTGTTTAATCTTAGACAAGCCCTCGTCAGAAATGTGACGGGACATAGATATCCTTTATTTGAAAAGTAAGAATACACCAATAAGACCAATCAAACTGACTGACCCTAAAACGATTGTTGTGATAACAGCAGCGTCTTTCAGATCGTCAATCTTCTGCTGACGTTCCTTTTCGGCTTGGTATCGTTGACGTTCAAGTTCTTTACGAATGTTGATTACCTCCCGTTGCACCTCATCCCAAGCCGATAGACCAAACTGAGCAATGAACATCCCTCTAGCTTTCAATGCTAGGTCTTGGGCTGTAGCCTTTGCCGTGTATCGGTCTATCGCTATTTTTTCTGCGCTTTGTCTGTTGAAGATCGTAGCTTTGGGAGGCTCAGCCGCAAGCTGTGTGAGCTTGGCAAGGCTTCCCCATAGATCAGAAAGATCAGCAGCCATGTGCTGAATCTCTTTGCCAGCGGCAATACCCATCTTGATGGCTCCGTAGGCAGCTTGCGCTGTAGCTAGAACTGTTAATGGGTCCATGATCTTTCCTTATACCCGAATAATTTTGTTAAATGTAATGGCAGGATGCCTGATGCCAGCATCTCGCTGGATTTCCACGAGGATCATTCCAGTAATGTGGAACAAGACAGCAGCCATGATGCCTGCATTATAGGCGAACGAGTTGTTGCAGGCTGTCAGCCAGAGCTTATCCTCCAGAAAGAGGCATGCTCCTTGACACAACTGCACCAGTGGACACTGTTTACACTCGTCACGGGTCGTCCAATGGTAGGCAGTCGTCAACTTGATGTGATCGAAAGCTTCCATATGACCAATGCGGTGCTTAGTAAGAGGTGATGTGTTCTGACAGGTGAGGACATTCCCATTCAAATCGATGGCAATGTTGTCTTCTCTGTCCATCCCACACTTCTGACCAAGGCTGGAGGCGGGTCGTTTGTCTCTCAGGGACTCCGCAAACTCCTTCATCTTGTTCATGACGGCAGGAGACTTGGTGCTCTTGCCTGTAGCGGCCTCTGTGAACACCGTGTGCATCAGCTCGACGGCCTGCTGCTCGTTCAATACCGAGAGCTTTAGCCCACCCTCGTCATACGGCAGGAGAATCTCCTCCGTCCAGAGGGTGAAACTGTCAGGATCAACCCCTAGATGGGTGGCGATGTGCTGACGAACGGCATCAAGGCTGAAATTGTGAGCCGAAAGTACGCAGTTGAAGGCAAATTTGTGCCTACCAATGGTATCAAGGGCATATTTGATCCACTTGCGCTGCTCATCGTTCATGAGCGGGTCTAACCCACGCCCAGCCTCGTAGGCAGGACCGTCATGGCTGACTGTGACGCTAAAATCATACGCCTTGAGCCAGTCAACCTTGTCCTGATCGAGGAGAGAGCCGTTGGTGATCACCATAAACTTGGCATTTGGGTATAATTCCCGGATGCCTTCAGCCAGCGGCTTCATTGTCTTCCAGTAGACGAATGGTTCACCGCCCCAGAACTCGATATCGAACTCCTCGTCCTTCAGCTCAAACCATGTAGGCAGCTTGGAGAGGAAGTGAGCAACCTGTTTAGGGTTGCCCTCCGAGTCATGGGGCTGTGATGCCTGATTGCAGTAGCTACAGGAGTAGTTACACTTCAGGCCCATCTGTATTTTTAATGACTTAGGCCTACGACTCTTACCGACAGGGTTGGTGGGGTGAACCGGAAAGGCCACATTCCACTCAGTAGGTTCTGCCGGATCAAGGTCCAGTTTCGATAGGTCTAATTCTTCGCCTGTGTCTGCCCATTCCGTAATGGATGTAAGCGGGTCGTAGCGAAGTATGCGATCTGCACCTTCAGGAGATCGTAGGACTAAGTTGTACATTAATTATTCCACTGTAATAGAGGCATCTCCAAGTCCGGGGACATAACGCCATCCTGCTTTCACACGGACGGTGTCACCGCTTGTCAATCCAAGGGAGCCTACTTTGAACGAGCCAACACCATTTGTCAGCTTCACACGGGTTTTTGGGAGGTAACCAGACACTGCCTCAAGGAAGACCTCCGACTGACAATCAGTACGGAGTGTCCCGTCGATCATCTTACATTCGATGGATACAGTTGCGTAAGCATCTTCAGCGATGGTGGACGGTGCAGAGAGGACGAGGGTTGGGTAGGTATGTGGAGTGTCAATATCTTCTGGGATTGCCTGCGGAACAACCGCACCACTACCTTCAATAAACACTTTCAGCCCTACAGCAGGGTTGGCCTTAACGACGATAGACGCATCACTCCAAGGAGAGTTTGCAAAATCAGTCTTTAGGGACAAGATACCACCTGTAAGACGGTCAGTGTAGATTGAGTTCTTACCCAAGCGACCCAGATACGTCTGAAATGTCCTGTTAAAGGGCATATAGAGGTCTCCACTTGGACCAACCTTGATCATAATAACAGCCTGATCAGTCTGTGCCGTCTGTCCTAGCTCAAGACTATCCTGTGAGATGGTGATAACGTCACTAAGAATGAAGGGTACACCGCTGGAGTCATCATTGAAATAGGAACCGTCAACCCATGATGGTGCTGCATCTGGAATTGTTACGGAGATGGGGGTAGTATGTGTTTTCAGAAGAGCTTCAAACGCCGTTACCGATAGTTCATTACCAAGAGACTCGGTAGGAACATATGATGGAACATAAGTCCTAATCGTAACACGGTCAGAACTAATGTAATACGTTGAAGCGAAGTTCTGCCACTGTTCGGCAAAAAGCCATACATTTTGTGTCATAGAAATTCCTTAGCAGTTACTACAGTTGCAGTTGCAGTTGGCGACGTATGAGGTAATTTGGCCTCTTGCATTCCATGTAAGCGAACCAATACTCATGTTTGACACTGCTGCGATGACGTTATCAAGAGCAAGATTGACACCAGTCTTTGTGATGCCGTTACTTGCCGTAAGCGGAACATATTGACCGTTAAGCAAAAGGTTAGCACCGGGGAGCTGATACTGAGCACCATCCCACCAAAGGTATTTTGTTCCTGTATTACCAAGATATACGGCACCAGTAGTAACTGATGAGTTGAAGATGGAATATACAGCACCGTTTGTATTAAGCTGACCACTGCCAAAGTACAAATTGCCAGTAAGCGTATCGCCAGCTTTGTTCACAGGGGTATAACCCAGAGAAGCCTGCTTCGTAGCATCGGCAGCATCCACATAAGCCTTGGTTGCAGCATGAAGCGAGTTGGTAGGAGCACCAGACAAGGTCAACAGACCCGTCATGGTATCACCAGCCTTGTTCACCGGAGTGAAACCAAGAGCTGCCTGCTTCTCACTGTCGAGTTCAGCAATAGCTGACTGGACGTTGGTGGCTGCAATGTTGCCAGCAGGCGTGAAGGCCACACCAGTTGCGACCGTTGCGCTTGAAGCCAACAGATTCCAGTAGGTGTTAGACACCGTAGGCAAGGTAGGAGGAGTCTGGTTCGTGCCAGAGAGGATCGAAAGCCACGCAGAACCATTGTGCTGAACGATGTCATCCACGACGTAGGTGGTCGAGGAGGACCAAGCACCACGCCAGTTCGCACCCTTTGCGCCGTTCGTGCCTGCTACGCCTTGGATACCCTGTGCGCCTGTAGCACCAGTTGGACCAGTTGCGCCTGTCGAGCCTGCTGGACCAGTAGGACCAGCCACACCCTGAGGACCAGTTGCGCCCGTTGCTCCTGTAGGACCAGTTGGACCTGTAGGACCAGCAGGGCCAGTAGCACCAGTTGCACCACGACCGAATGGAATCCAATCCGACCAATCACCGGATGTTGCCGTGTTCTTGAAAGAGATGGCTCCGAGATCGGTAGCAAGGAAGGACGTGCCAGCAGCAGCCGAGTTATAGGTCGAGCGTACCGAGCTGGCTGCAACGTAGGTAGGCGAATAGGACTGACCCTGAGCACCAGTTGGACCCTGTGCGCCTGTTGCACCTGTCGGACCCGTAGGACCAGTAGCACCAGTGTCACCCTTTGCACCCTGTGGGCCTGTAGCCCCAGTTGGGCCTGTAGCTCCCGTAGCCCCTGTAGGGCCAGTAGGACCAATCGTACCCTGAGGGCCGATAGAACCCGTCGATCCTACCGGACCCTGTGGACCCGTAGGACCAGCAGGACCAATCGGACCAGCCGTTCCAGCAGGACCAATCGGACCCACGGGACCAGTTGGACCTTCAGGACCGGGGACACTGATCTGAGCAACGACGAATGCCTTGTTGGCAGCGTCTGTGTCAGCCACAGGAGTGGAGACATTCTTGATACGCTTGCTCTTCGCATCCCAGTTCAGGGTTGCGTCAGGCCGCAGAGCCTCGTCAGCGGTGTCGTTGGCTTCCTGCATCCCGTAGAGGAGCTGGTTGACCGTCGAGTTCAGCATCCCACCAGTGACAGAGCCACCGTTGGTATACACCACACGAGCAGCGTCCAACGCCGTCGCACGTTCGATACGAAGCACGTCACCGGATGCCAGAGCTGCTGACAACCGGATGACGCTGGACGAAAGGTAGGTGTAAGTGACAGCACCACCAGCACGGGTTACAACAACCTCGCTCTGGTCGAGATAGCTAAATGGAATAGCAAAATCTCTGGTGCTGCCATCACCGTTGTAATTGACGTAGGTATTATAAAAAGTCATTTGTTATCCCTTATTGGTTGAAGGGAAACATCTCCCTTTTACCCGAAATTGATTCACGCTTATAATTCTGAGCTTCAAGCTTACGTTTTACAGCTTCTCTGTCAGCAAGAAGAACTTTCTGTTCAGCAGCCTTCCAATGAATATCGATAATCTTCTGCATACTCTTGGTTGTTGGGCCGTGATTATCAATGCCATCTTTGCTGGGTGTACCAAAGATTGGAGTGTTGCGAGAGTCCTCATATCGCTTAACAAGCTTGTAGAGGTCTTTTTCAACACTGCTCTTGTGATACATTTCAAAGATACGATTATAATATGTCTCAGCACCATCGGCAGTGAGAACCTCACGGAGGTCAACTCCGGGATTCATCGAAGATTTGAAGGTAGGCATAAACGTAGCGTCGGTAGCCTGACGAGCCATCTCCATGTACTTCTTAACGACAAGGGCTTCTTTCGAATAACCCATTTGCCGCTGCTCTTTGGTCGAGACTTCAAATCCCAAGAAGGCACTTACGCCTACAGCGTCGTTGCGTCTCTCGTAACCGAGAGCATCAAACTGACGTGATACCGTAGGGTCTGCTGGGTTGATCTTCTGTTTCCAATATTGCTCGATGGCGACTGGGTCAGACATAACATTCATACCATCACCAAACGCTCGCTCTCCCTTTGAAAACACATTAGGGATAAGCTGAGCAGCTTTCTGCCCAGCGAAGCGTTGTAGAGCCTTCTCCTTGTCGATTGGGTCAGTCAGAGCTGAACCAAAGTCAATGAGCTGAGATACACCGTCAGTCAGGTTAGCATCTTTCACAGCTCCAGCAGCAGCAGTTAGGCCAACGCCAAACCACTGCACAGCCTTCTGCCATTCAGTTTCGTTACGAAGCTCACCCTGTGCTCGACGGTATTCCAAGTCGTGGATTTTCTCCAACGCATTGACCATGATCTTCACGGGGGTAGCGATAGGGTCGAAGTTACGGAAGCTGACGAACGTACCATCAGCCGTCCTGTAGGAGTAAGGTTTGAAATCCTTACTGTCTTCCATGCCACGACGCTGACGATAGTTTGAATCGCCTGCACCAGTGATGTGGCCTTGGGCATATGCGTTGATAACAGACGCACCTATACCGTATGCCACCATTGATTCACCGAGAGCACGGACCCTACGAGCATCACCGTTCTTGCCGAGCAGATCGTCAATGAATCGGGGAGCCAACAGGTTCATACCGGGAGTGAGACGGATACCTTCTTCGAACACACGCACTGGTGTCTTAAAGAAGAGCTGGCCCATCAGCTTGAACATGGGATGGTTGATTGCCATCTTCTCGTAAGCAGCCGCTGACTTAGAAACAAGACCAGCCATCCCCTTACCTTCTGCGGAAAATGACCGCTTGAAAAGGAGATCATCAGAGATGTCTTTGCCTGCCTCGTTCAACGCTTTCTTATACAGATCAGGTTGGGTGGTCAGACGATGCTGAACCCACTGATCCACTGCATCCACAGCGATGCCCTTACGGACAGCTTCTTTGCGGAGCATAGCAATGGTCGTGATGTCAATCCCTGAGGTAGAATAAGCCTTGGCAGTGAACTCCTCAACATATTTGGCAAGGTCAGCCTTAGACAGACCCTTCTCGATCCCCTCAGCCGTAGCCATACCAGTCACCACGCCTTTGTAGGCGATCTGCTGGAAGAACTCGTCGGTCGCTGATAGGGTACGAAGCCAGATGCGGATAGCCCCACCTGTCTTACCACCGATAGCCGGGGAGTTGTTGAGCCATGAACCAGCCGTACCAGACAGCAGGCTCTTCTCAAGCTTGAAGGATTCGATAGCAGCCTTGAAGGCATGAGGAGCGATTGAACCCATAGCCCCATACGCTGCCAACATCTCACGAGCGTAGGCCTTCTCAAACGGACCTTTGGCAAGATAGTTGAGGGCAGGAGTGTAAAGTACCTTGGCACCTGTAAGCATGGTGTTGGCGATGATCGACGAGGGTCCAAGGACCACTGCTGTCACATATTCAGCCAAAGCTCTGACCGACGTATCGATAGCCCCGCCTACTTTCTTGTAGAGAGCACCACCAATGGTATCAGTAGCCACACGCTTCTCAGCCTTATCCTCAGCGATCTTGTTGATCTTGCCTTGGATTTCAATCATCTTTGGGAGGTCGTTTGCCTTCTGAGCCTGAGCGAACTCACCACGCAGCTTGACGATCTCCTGATCGACCACTCGGCCTTCCATGATCTCTTCGTAGCGACGGTAGAACTCCGTCCGCACAGCCTCACGCTCAGCAGGGGTCGCCTTGGCAAGGACAATTCCCTGCTCAGTGGCGATGTTCTCCTGTGAGAGCCTAAAGGCCTCGCCAGTCATGGTGTTCTCAGGGGCGTTGCGATAGCCCAGACCACTGGCCTGAATGGAGGCGACACGCTGATCGAGGTCCGCAATGGCCTCGTAGAGCTTCTCTGAACGATCCAGAGCGTCCTGAGCCACCTTCTTGGTGGTAGGATCGGTCATGGCATCCACAGCAGCCTTGGAGACTCTGTTCTCCTCAGCCAATGCAGCACGGGCCTGTGGGAGTGACTTGACGAGGATGTCACGCTCTTCATCTGTCTTAGCAAGGCGAGCGAGTGTCTCCATCACGCCACCAGCAGTCTCACCCTTCAGCTTGGTGAGGGTCTCAACGACCTTCTCCGTGAACGTCTGGATGTCTGGGTAGGTGCGAGGATATTGACGAATGCCACTGTCGGCAGCGATGTCACGGATAGCAGCCATCACCCCTTGGGTGTCAGCCTCTGTGACGGCCTTAGCAGCAGCCTTCTCAGTCTCGTTGGCTACTTCCTTCACAGCAGCTTTGTCAGCAGCGTTGACGGCCTCACCAGCGACAGCCTGAGCAGCCTCAGTCTGAACGACCTTGGCCTCACCCTTAGCAATAGCTCCCACGACAGGCTTGCGAAGGCCTGTCATGAGCATGTCGGCTGCACCACCGAGGACCACACCACCAACAGTCCCGATAGCACCGTGGAGGGCTACCTTTCCGTAGTCAGGACCGTTGGCATAGTTGGGATCGTCGGCATTTATACGAGCCTCTTGTGTGACACGCTCTTGAACAGCAGCTCCAATTCCGGTCTCGATGCCTGCACGAAGGCCAGCATGAAGAGCCTGCTTGAGTCCCTCACGGGAAGCGATCTTGATGGCTGTGGAGCCAGCAGCACCAATACCCATAGTGGCAAGACCACCAAGGAACAGGGGATCGTAGAGCTGATAGCCCACGGCCCTCATAGCACCAGACAACGAAGGATTGACCTTGTCGAAGGTGTCCAGCATGTAGAGGAATGCCTTCTTGGATTCCGTAGGTGCTTGCTTGATAGAGACTGCATCCACACCCATGTGGAGCATGTTGTTATTGAAAGCAGACATACGAGACAGCCCCCATTCGGAGAGTTGCTCGTTAGTGCCTGTAAAGTCTACTCCCTGCGTCTGTCGAAACATAATGCGGGAAGCCCCCAGCCAGTCCGAATTACTGGCTAGGGTTGTATGGTCAATATGCTCTTGTGGAGCACCAGTAACAGCAGGAGGAGTTGGAGCAAAAGAGGTAGGCTTGTCCTGCTGTACTGAGTTTGGTTTAAGGGCAGCTTTGAGGTCATCAGGAGTCATCCATGATGGAGCATCAATTTGCTGACCGTTTAGTTCTTGCATAGCCATTTGCCTCTTATTTATTTTGGTTTCCTATTTGCCGTTGGATCGTAGAGGTTCGTATACGGACGCTCGATATCCTTTGGCAGACGATCTCTGACGTAATCGTGTTGATAGTTAGAAACATACCTATTGAGAGCGTCGTTAGCAGCTCTCTGCTCGTCTTTCAGAGTGGCTTCTTTCTTCTTATCCTTACCCTTATACTCAAAGGCTGTATGACCAGCTTTCGTTGCAGCTTCATGCAAACGTGCATACTCAGGATCACGTCTCATTGTTTCCTGAGCCTCAATCTGAAGTCGAGGTACTGCCGCACGTTGTTCAGGTGTACCACCAAGCATCCAGTTCTTCAGGTCTTCCAGATTATTCATGATCTGTTGGACACCGGGATTCTCTTGAGCCTTAGGTTCCTCAACCTGAGGTTTAGTTACAGCAGGAACTCGCTGAACGGGTGGAACAGGCTTAGGAGGAGCAGGAGGAGGAGAGGTAGGAACAACCGTAGTGTTAGTAGGCGGTCCTTCAATCTGCGGAGGAGCAGGCGGGGCTTGAACCTGTGGAACAACCATAGAGCCACGAGGAAGAACCTTTGGAGACCCATCAGGCATCAGATATGTATCAACCGTGATACCGTTAGATGCCGTCGTCGTGCTTAGATAACGTGCGCCAGCAGGAGCAGGCTGTGCGCCGAGCTGGGTCATATCACCCTTTACCACTGCGCCAGTCTTGGTGTTCTCAGGAATCTTACCGTTGTTGGCCTTGGCTGCTTCGAAGAACATCGTAGCCGACTTGGTAGCCTTCTCGTAGATTGCCTCAAGCTCAACGTCACTGCGAGGAACGTCCCCACCATTGGCAATACGCATCTGGATCAGATTGCTTACCACGCCATTGAAGTTCTCAAGAGCAGCAGCCTTCAGATTGTCAGCACCGATTACCTTGTCGATCTGGCCTTCAGCACTGTTCTTGAACCACCAATCAATGTGATCACCAACCGAGGTCTTGAAGTGTGTCTGAGCCGTCTGACTGTGGACGATCTGTGAACCAGCAAGTGTCTTGTTGAGACCCTCGATGATCTTAGCACGGTCCCCGGTACGGATATCCTTGCGGGTGTTGATGTATTGGAGATACTCATCATACGATGGTTCGCTAGAGCCAGCAGGACGACCCATAAAGCTGTAGTCACCCTTGCCGTTTCCAACAGATGCAGCCTTGTAAATCTTGTCGATCAACGAGGCAGATGCAACAGAACTCTGACCAGCATCAACGAAGTCATCGTTGGCTACGTCCTTTGCAAAGTTGTAAGCTGCCTTACCGTGCTTCATCCAGTCGTTCATGTTGAAGGCTTTACCACCTTCCTTCATGCTCTCTGACTTAGCATTCAAGATTGCCTGTTCGACCTTCTTCTCAACGATAGTGTCCTGCTGATGCTGGCGTTTGATAGCCATATCAATCTGGTGAGCTTCGTGAGAGTCGATAGCAGTGCGAGTATCGTTGACGGTCTTCAACTGAGCTGGAGTGAGATTCACATTGTCCGTCATGTCAGACAGCATCTTACGACCGTAGTTGAAATCGGTCTGGGCTAGTGCAGTCTGGGTCATGCTGGCAACAACCTGAGCACGAGCCTCAGAGGGACGAATGCCATACTTAGCACCTTCACGAACCATAGCCTCGTAGGGATTCATCGGCTTGCCGTTGAACCCAGCAGCCGGGACTGTACCATGACCACGCCATTCACGTCCCTGAGCGATACCATCGTTGAACCACGACTTGCCTTCAGAGGCAGGACGGTCGCCAAACCAAGTTGACATTCCATCAGGCTGCTTACCCTTACCACCACGGCTTCCACCGAGGTCCACATGGATCGTATTGTTTCCACCATCGTAATGACCCAAACCCTGAGCACCGTGTGCAACAAGGAGGGCAACAAGAGTTTTCTTCTCGTCATCGCTGTAGTTGCTCATATCAATATCAGCAGCATCAGCATGGGTGTGGGGACCATTCGGTCCTGACTTAGCATGTTTGGTGTTGTAGTCGGAGTCACGGAAGTTGGATGTGAAGGTTAGCTTCTTACCAAACTTGTCGGTAACGTCGTCAAGCATGTTGATAAGACGGGAATCCATCTTACCAGCACCACCATAGACACCATTATGTTTGAAGTCCGTCCACTTATAGTTCTTGGAGGCGAACGTCTGTTCGTCCATGATCACAGATGGCCTACCGTCATGGCGGTCAGCGGTCGTGCGATAGAAGTTACCCTTCTCGATGTCTGCCTTGTTCTTCTCAACCACCTCACCAATGGTCATCAGACCTTGACGATTCTTAGGGTCTTTGAAGAAGATAGAAGGGTTGCCCAGCACACGGTCCTTACCAATCACATCGATAGGCGAACGGCTTGGGTCTTCCTGCACAGCCTTGAAGAAATTAACACCACCCTGACCTCCGAGGAGATGGGTGAAATACAATTCACCAGCAGTAGGATCACGACCGAGGATCGGCTTGAGCAGTGCGATGTTCTCTTTGGCATATTCAGCCGCCATAAGGGCGTTGGCTCTACCGTCGAGCTTCATGTTGCTCGTGATGCCGTATTTGGCTCCATACTTCAGGACGAGGTTGTCCCACGTTCCATCTTGAATCTGGAACAGACCACTAGCTGTAGAATTTGGAGAGGAACTCATTGCCTTGGGATCACCAGCAGGGTTTTCCTTCAGGAGGAAGGGAACAACCAGAGATGGATCAACGCCAACAGACACAGCGGCTTCATGAGCCAGCGTCTGAGCACCCGTGAGCTTGGTGGTTTCACCAATCCTCTTAGTGTAGGCATCTGTGCGGGTCTTCATCATCTCGTCTACGGAGAGCTTACGGCCCCCAGCACGAATGTTATCTTCCCACTTTGTGTAGTAGTCATTAGCACCACCCCGCCACAGAAGATCGGGGTTCTTATTGATGTTATCAGTCCACTTCTTCCGCAACTCTACAAGCTTCTCATTGAGAAGAGTAGGGTTTGCCATAGTGGCTTCATCGACGGCAAGTTTCTGCCAATCTTCCTCGATATTCTTTTCGATGTAGCGAGCACCCTGAAGGTGAACAGCTTTCATCTGGAGTTCAGGAGACGAACCCGGCATTGCCCGACCAACAGCTTCACGGCTACCAGTCGCATAGGTTCCGTCAGCTTCCGTAGCAGCGACGTATGTGGACAACTGCCCATCATACTCTTTCTGTTTACGGGTGTATTCGTTCTCAGCGTACTGGTAGCCAACACCAGCCATCTTATCGAGGGCAGAAGAAAGTTCTTGTAGACCACCAGTACCATTGACACGGTTAGGCGGTGCGTAGGTGTCAGCGGAGGCAGCTCTTGAACGACCAAGGTCCACGGACCCTGCGTCGGGAATAAGCAACGGCATTTTAATCTCCAATAATTATATAATTAACTGCCTGTGAAATTCGCCCAACCAGCATTGTTGTTAGCCGTGTAACCCTTGCCAACCGCAGAGGCAATGTTAAGGCCCAATGCAAGAGGACTAGCCCCTGTCTGCATCGGCATACTGGCGATCCGTCCCTTCGCCTCAGCGTAGGTCGAATCCATAGAGTTCTTTGTCGAAGTTCTCAGGTCATCGAATTTATCTTGTACGTTGGCGAGGTTGTTAGCAGTCTTCTGCTTCACACCAGCCAACACGTCATCCACGCTGAAGCCCAGTTCAAGGCCAGCGTCGGCAGCAGAGGCCTTAGCAGTGGATTCTGCTTCACGACCTTGAATAGCTGCCTTGTATCCTTCTTGTCCAGTCGCCTTAGCGTCGTAGACATATCTCTGTTGGGTGTCGGAATATTTCCGCTGAGCAGCGATTGCTGCATTCTGAGCGTTGGCATAAGCGGTTGTATTAGCCGAGTCTGCCTGTTGCTGTTGGGCTGCTGCTGATGCGGCAGAACTTGCCACTTGCACAGCCACCATAGCCGCAATAGGAGTACACATGTTATCCTCTTAACTTTACAAATTCATAAAAGTCTTTGTTGTGTGGTGGAAGTGAAACCTTCCTAATAAATGTAAAACCCATCCATTGAAGCCACGAGTGGTGAACGGGATTGCCTGAATAAGTGTAATTGTAGAGAGCATCACTACCCGACTCCTCAAACAGGGTGGGCATTGCGAGCTTGCAGTTCTTGAGAAACGTCATCCTATACTGTTCAATAGAAGGCGTTCCCAGCATCCAGATCGCACCAAAGCGAGGATAACTTCCCGGAGCCACACCTAACAAGGCTGCTGGCTTCCCATCTGGATCAACGAGGGTGTAGAGGACGTTGGACACATCACAGCTAGTGCGGAGAGCGTCGAGGGGCATACTGCCTAACGCAGCAGCCTCCTCCACGTCCTCATGCCGCATATTTGCAGCAATGTATTCAATGTCGCCCAAAATAAGTGGACGAGCATATTTCATTAAACTCTCTGAGCAGCTTTCGGAGAGAACACACCCTGCCATTCAGCAGTACCAAACGCACTCGGAAATGGAGTATCGTTGGTGAGCTTCAATACAATGTCGGTGTTCTTCCCCATGACAGGGATACGGTATTTACCAGAGGCAAACGATTGTGTACCCAAGGTCCAGCCATCACTGCCAACGGTATTCCCATTGAAGATTGTTTCAAACGCATCTCGTCCGGGGAGTTTGACTGAAGCCGTGAAGGCAGCAGTGTTGTGATACTCCACAGCCACATAGCGCATCTGTAGACGACCATCGAGGATCACGACATCCCCACCACCCTTCTGCTGACGCATATACATGGGGGAGAACTCGTAGAGCCAAGTGTAAGGAACGCCTACGGTGATCGTCTCGGCAGTGATATCACCAAAGACAGTCACAGTGTTTGCGTTGACCTTTGTCACAGCATGACGATATCCACGCACCGTCGAGGAGGAGCTAACCACTTCAACAGGTGCAGTGGTGGACCACCTCAGGGTGATTGTCGTCTTGCCAGTCGTCGCATTGTAAGAGGTAGACAGAGGGGTGGATCGACGGTCCAACAGAATATGGTAATTCAGATTGGTATCAAACACATCCTCGTCAAAGGTGATCTTCTCAAGGTGCAGACCATCGCTACGCTCGATGAGCATAAAGAAGTCAGTACCAGCAAAGCCACCCCAATGAATTTTAACACAGTCAGCAAAGGTCCACTTGTGCCATGCAGTCTGAATCTTCTTATCACCATTCCAAAAGAACTTGTAAAAGAACAAGGTGGACGGAGCAGAAGCGGTCGAGAGCACAGCAGCCTTGGATCGATTGGAGCCAGCGAAGAAGGTACAATCGTAGGGAATGTACTCAGGGCAAGCAGCCGTAGCGTCGTCTGCGTCATCTGACACAGCCAAATCCTTAGGGAAGTACTCCCAGACCTTCAGAAAGCTGTAGTCAGCACGGTCATCAACGAAGTAGATCGAGTTGCCCATGTTGATGGGCTTGATACGCTTCGACATGTTGAAGGCTGTGGTGAACTTTACCTGAGCAGTCTTTGCAGACAGATAGTTCTGATAGCTGAAACGGAACTGAGCCGTCTCGGAGCAGATTAGCAAATCACGGTTGTAGGCCACGGCACTGTTGAGAATTTCCACCCCAGTGTTGAGGACAGCGATATCAATGCGATCACTATCCATGACAGCCGCAACGGATGTACGCCAGAAGTTCTCGTAGGTATCAGCCTCAGACATGATGATGTTTTCATCAGCCAAGAAGCCCAGACGGTTCTGATGGACGAAGATGTCCCCAATGGCAAAGCCAACGAAGGATGGAATCTTGTTACTGTCCACACCACCTACGGCCTTGTCGGTCCATACATGTCTCTTGAACGTCCACGTCCCGTCACTGTTGCGAACGAGAACATGAGGCATCGTAGCGGCATCAAACTTGTTTCCAGCACCGTAAGCGATTGTCTCAGTCCAAACCCCATTATTGAAGATGACGTAATAATCGTCTCCACCTTCCTTGGGATCACCAGCCACCTTAACGATACGACCGGGAGGCGAGGAGGGAGGGAGGTCTGAGAACTGCTGTACGCTGTCTCTAAACCCCTTGAGCGATTTGTCACCAGTGTTCGCCTGTGTGGCGATCTTGACGGTAGCTCCGAGGTTAGTGACGGTGATGGTAGAGCCTGTCTTGATGACTGCGTAGCCTGCTGCGATCAGATCGTTGGCAAGCTCCTGAGCAATCACCCCTGTGTCAGGGACGGCTGTGGAAGCTGTGGTTCCATCTGGAGTGAGATATTCTGCCACCTTCGATGAGTTGAAGTAGATCGAGTAGTAGGAATTTGCATTGGTCTGTGTGACCTGAAACGTCGCCATAGTGGTAGGGTCTAGACGAGTAGCACCACCAACAGGCTCAGCCACACTGGACGCTCCGACCACGACGTTGCGATTGGCGATGAAGGTGTAATCACCAACGGTCACATACCTGAATGAATCCACAGGGGATGTCGCATTCAGATAGGTCTTGCCGTTGGGGAACGTCACCGTCTCAAGAGCACCTGTGTTCAGGTTAAGCACCTTGAGATCACCATTGGTCAGGATGAGGGCATAGCGATAGGTAGGGTCTCGTTCGATCAGGTAGCCAGACACGCCTCCAGAGATAGTCATGGCAGGCTTGTTGACGAAGATCGACGCAGGCCGCTTCTGATTGCCGCTTACCATTGAAGGCCAAGCGTTCTCCATCGCCTGTGCCGCTGAGGACAGTCGGAGAGCTGCTGGCTGCTGTGAAACACCACCAACGAGGTTAGGGAGTGAACTAGCTACCAAGGGCATTAGTAAGCCCCCCGTGAGAACCAGCCACGATTGAGGATCGAAGCAGTGGACCATGAGTCATAGAGCATCGAGGAGTCAGCCACATCAGCCTCGTCCTGAAGTAGGAGAACCCATGCCTTCTGTTCGTCAGGGACGTTGTATTTTTGCAGAGTGTCAGACCCTAGCAGCCGCTGCTGGAGCAAACGAGCAGAACGCATCGTAATGAAGTTCTTGGCAGCAAACGGGAGGTCTTCGAAAGGGAGGAATACAAACAGCTCTACATCGAGCGAGTCTGTGAAAGTGTATGTGTTGTTGACCCGGTCATACAGTCGTGTACCACGCTGGACCACATCGATGCTTTTGTCATCGTTGATGGTGTCAATACGGGCTGTGTTGGAAGGCACAACGACCTCACCAGCCACGTTTGGACTAAGCGTATGAATTTCATGGTTCCAATGGAAACCCATCGCCTGAACACTACGGGAGGTTTCATCGATGAGGTCTGATGCCATCTGAGCATCAATGGCTGCGCCATCAAGGGAGTTGATTGCTGGTTCACCCATAGATGACAAGCAGATATTGACTGCTTCCAGCTTGGTCATAGGGGTGTTATAAAAAGACATCAATGAATCTCCATAAAGAAAAAATGAGGGAGAGGATTTCTCCTCCCCCCCATCAAAAGATTAGGCGGTTGCCTTGATCTCGTAGAGAGCTTCAGGGCGCAGAACGCCGTGACCAACAGCCATCTTGGATACCATGAGGGTACCCTGACGACGGATGTCGTATTCCATTTCAGAAGCCAGATCGAGCAGCTTCACAGTACCCAGAGCGACAGGGTGCATGAACAGACCAACCGTTGCCGAGGCATCGATGGTGTACTTGCTGGAGTAGTCGGGGTAGGTCGAAGCAGCAGAGACGTGGTTGACCGACAGGTTGTTCGACTTCACGATGGTGAAGCCTGCGACCGTCTGGACCTTACCGTCAGAGTAGCTGCCGTTGTTGCCGGGGTTGTAGAACAGGTTCAGCAGCTTATCGCTGTTGACGAGCTTGTAATACACAGCAGGCGA